AGCCAAGCTCACCGGCTACAATACCGCCAAGGCAGAACTCAAGGCCAAAGACTTTGAAGATGCCGAGGCAGTCATTGCAGACACGCTATCCACGACCCAGCAGGGCATCATCCTTGACGGCGCGGAGAAGCCTGCACTGTTGATCTATGCGCTAGGCAAGAACCCAAAGAAGGCGGCCGAGTTGGCTGCCATCACAAACCCGGTCGCATTTGCTGCGGCAATTGGAAGGCTGGAGGCGAGTTTGAAAGTCACACAACGCAAGCCATCGGCGGCGCCAGAACAGATACCGAGCGGCAACGCTCGCAAGACCGGCGCTGTCGACAACACATTGGAACGACTGCGCGAGGAAGCCGGCAGAACGGGCGATTTCACCAAGGTGATGGCCTACAAGCGCCAGGCGAAGCGCGGTTAACAAGGACAAGGAACAATGCCTAACGGATTTAGCAAAGAAGAGCGGGTTGCATTTGAGAACATCCTTGAAGGTTTTCAGGATGCTCTAGTGCTGTCCCGCAACGTGGCCGTATTCAATACGGATCAGACCACGATGGAACGCACGAACAACATCATGTGGCGCCCGCAGCCGTACATTGCGACGAGCTACAGCGGCACCGACATGACCACGAACTTTGACGATTACACGCAGCTTTCCGTGCCTGCCACTATCGGCTTCGCGCGGTCGGTTCCGTTTGTTCTGACGGCAACCGAACTGCGTGACGCCCTGCAGGAAGGTCGCCTTGGCGACGCTGCCAAGCAAAAGCTGGCCAGCGACATCAACGTGTCCGTTATGAACGTCGCAGCCAACCAGGGTACGCTTTTCGTCAAGCGCTCCGCCGCTGCTGCGGGCTTTGATGACGTCGCACTTTGCGAAGCCATCATGAACGAACGCGGCGTGCAAATGGAAGACCGTTATCTCGCTCTGTCAACTCGCGACTACAACGGCATGGCGTCCAACCTCGCCGTGTCAACACGTTCGTTCGGCAACAGCATCTCCGATGAGGCGCTGCGTGCTGGCTTTGTTGGCCGTGTCGCTTCGTTTGATACCTACAAGCTTGACTACGCCAACCGCAAGACGGCGGCCGCAGGCGGTGCTGGTCTCACCCTAAGCACGCTTGTCGGCGCGGCTAACTACTGGGTTCCGAAGGCGACCTCGGTTGCCACGACCGGCGAGACGGCGAACGTCGATAACCGCTACCAGACGATCACTATCAGCTCCACGACCAACGTCGCGGCGGGTGATGCGTTCACGATTGCGAACTGCAACAGCGTGCACCTGATCACGAAGGGCGACACCGGCCAGCCGATGACGTTCCGCGTCATCTCTGTGCCGTCATCCACCACACTCGTCATCTCTCCGCCGATCATCTCGGCGCAGGGCGCATCTGATGCTGAAATCCAGTACCAGAATTGCACCATGACGGCGACGTCGGGCACGGCGGCCATCACCTTCCTCAACACCGTCACCAACTTCATGAACCCGTTCTGGTTCAAGGACAGCATTGAAATCCTTCCGGGTCGCTATGCGGTCCCGACCGATGCGGGCGCGGCGGTGATGCGTGCGGCAACTGACCAGGGCATCGAGCTGGTCATGCAGAAGCAATACGACATCAACACGATGCGTACAAAGTACAGGCTTGATACCCTGTACGGTGTCGTCAACAAACAGCCGATGATGTCCGGCATCATCATGTTCAGCCAGACCTAACGGAGCATTCGCAATGAGCCTCTTTCTTACCGGCGGCGGCCGTGTCTCCGTCACTCTTACTGCAACGCAAAAGCTTGCAGTCGCATCGCAGGGCCTGGTCACCGTCTACCGGACGTCGGGCTTTGCCAACTATCCGGAAAACACGACCCTGATCGGCACCGTTATCAACGGTCAGACCGTGTTCGGCACCTTTACGGGTGGCGCCACGCTTGTCATCGACGCTGGCGGCGGTTTGTCGGTGCAGTACGAAGTCGGCACGGATCCGAACGTAAAGCAGTGGCGCACGGATAACGGCGTCCAAGGCGACCCGGCAGCCAAGACGACGGCTGTCACCCTGACGTCCGCTGAACTGCTGACCACGCTGATCACCGGCACGCACGCAGCGGGCGCCACGCAGGCTTACACCCTGCCAACCGGCACCCTGCTGGATGCAGCAGCGACGTTCGACGTGAACGAGTATTTCGACTGGTCACTGATCAACCTGTCAGCGGCCGCGCTGGATACGATCACTGTCACGGCGGGCGCCACTCATACCATCGTGGGCAACCCGATTGTTCAGAGTGCAAACGCTTCGACGGGCGGCATCTACGGCAACTCCGCACGCTGGAGAACCCGCAAGACTGCGGCCAACACGTTTGTGTCCTACCGTATCGCCTAACCTCAGTGGGGCGGCTCACAAGGCCGCCCCATTTACTTGGGAGAGATCAATGCCACTGAAGAAGGGCTACAGCCCCAAGACAATTTCCAAGAACATCTCGACCGAGATGAAAGCCGGCAAGCCGCAGAAGCAGGCGATTGCCATCGCACTAAGCACGGCGAAGAAAGCAAAGCGGAAGGCCAAATGACCGATTTTCCCACCATCGTTTATCGCTGCCCTGGTGATCGCTGGGGGCCCCCATACTCAGGAAGCTTTCGACAAGGCGCTGGCTGATGGCTGGTTTGCCACGCTACCGGAAGCGGTTGAGGTGTTTCTAAACCCGGCCCCCGCGCGTGTGGCGGTTATGTCCGAGCCTGTCGACAACGCCCCGCCGACGCGGGACGAGATGCTGGCCAAGGCGGCAGAGATCGGCCTGACGGTTGACAAGCGCTGGTCTGACAAGACGCTGGCAAACAAGATCATCGAGGCGCTCGAGGCGCAGGAAGCGGCCGAGGCTGCTGCGGCAGAACCAACACCAGAGCCGACGCCGGAAGCACCGCCGGAAGCACCGCCAGAGCCTGCCCCTGATCCGGAGCCCCAACCGTGAGCTGGACAAAGCGCGAGCTGGTGCAGAACGCATTTGAAGAAGTGGGGCTCGCGTCCTACGCCTTCGACCTGCAACCGGAGCAATTCCAGGCTGGACTTCGCCGCCTCGACAACATGATGGCGACGTGGAACAGCCGCGGGCTGCGCATCGGCTACCCACTCGCGGACAATCCTGGCGACAGTGATCTGGATCAGGACGCAACCGTCACTGACGAAGCCATCGAAGCCATCGTCAGCAATCTTGCCATTCGCCTTGCGCCGATGATGGGCAAGACAGTGTCGCCGGATACAAAGGCAACGGCGCGGTCGTCTTACATGGCGCTGTTAAGCCGTCGCTCAACGATCCCGGAGAGGCTGATTGACGTTAACGCGGTCCCGGCTGGTCAGGGGACGAAATACTGGCGCTTTAACGGCGACCCGTTCCTGCAACGCGAGGATCGTGGTTTAACGGTTGGGCCTGATGCAACGCTTGATTTTGAGAGCTGATCCATGACGGACATTAACCAGCTATCTACAGCGGACACGCTCACGGCGGGCGATCTATTGCCGATCTGGCGCACGAATAACAGCGACACGCGGAAGACGTCGCTGACGGCGCTACAATCATTCATGCAAACCAACCTGACCTTTTCGGCAGGCCAGTTTGTGGTGCAGTACGCAGCGCCGGTCGCAACGGGGTTTTCAGTCTCGCTCCTGAGCAACACCAACAACCAATGGCTGATCCTGACGCCGCTTGCGGCTTATGCGGCGGGGACCATCACGTTCCCGTTGCTGTCCACGGTGACGGACAATCAAGAGATATTGATCTTCTCGACGCAAGCCGTCACGACCCTGACGCTGTCGGGCAATGGCGCAACGATTGTCGGGGCTCCCGTTGGCATCAGCCAGAACGGCGCGCTGCGGTTCAAGTTCAATTCCCTCGCTTCAACATGGTACGTGATCGGCAGCACCAACACATCAGGGCAGGCATTCCTCGCCACGGCGCAGACCTTCACGGCGCAGCAAACGCTGACAAGCGGCCTGGTGCTTCAGTCGATTGCAGCGGCGTCGATTGCGGCGGTTGCCAATGCGGTCAACACGACCAACAAGGTCACGGGCAAGGTGGTCTATGACACCACGAACAATCGCCTGATGGTGTCAAGCGGGTCGGCGGCGGCATCGCCCTGGTATATTGCGGACGGTTCTGGATCGGTGGTGCCGGCATGATGACGGAAGACGAACACGGACAGCTCAAGGCCTTGGCCTGGCGCACGCTCAAGGCGGTTGACCACATCGACGCCAAGGCGGCGGACGAGGGGCTGACGATCAATCCGGACTGGCGCGCGTGGCGTTCGCAGGTGCGGGCCGTGATCCGTGGTGAGCTGATGGACGTTCCCGACGAGCCGCCGCGCTACGTGGCTGACGCCTACAAGGCCCATTGGGACGCGGTGACGTCTGGCAAGCTGGTTGATGCAACGCCATTTGTTGACCCGCTCATTGCCGAGAACGACGCCTTGCGCGCACGCATCGCAGAACTTGAAGCCGCCCTTGCCGCACCCGTGCTTGAGCTGTCCAGTCCTACCGAGCCGCCGGCCGAGGCCCTGCTGGAAGCTTATCCGGACGAAGATCACGCGGCGTTGAAGGCGCGCATCCTGTCTGAGTTCGCTTCGCTTCGGAACATGCTGATTGGGCAAATACCGATGACGCAGGACCAGCTTGCGCGCCTCGTGGCGCTTGAACATCCGAAGTATCAGAGCTGGCTTCAAGGGGTAACCAAATGATTGAACAGACATTCGGCCCCGCTTATGGGCAGGGCGCCTCGGTGGCCAGCGTGACGGCAACGTCAGGCAGCACGGCTATCGGCGTTGGCTCCAAGTCCATCGTGGCCACGAACACTGGCACCAATAACGTCTATGTCCGCACCGGCCTGACGGGTCTGACAGCAGTTGCGGGGGCTGACTACATTGTCCTCCCATTATCGCAGGTATCAATCAGCAAGCCGCAGGATCACACGCACGTCGCTTATGTGTGTGACACGGCGCTGACCTCAACCCTGCACCTGATCCCTGGCGAAGGTTTCTAGATGTGGCGTGCGCGCGACCGGACGCGGAACCGAGGCGGGACTAAATCCCTGCTTTCCAGTGCAACTGTCCAGCTTGGCACGGCGCCGCTGCATTATTGGGATTTCACGGCCAATCGCGCGCTGTTCAACAGCGTGGACGTCGGGGCTGTTACCAGCACACCCAACTGGAGTTTCAGCCGCGCGTCTACAGGCTACGCGCAGACGCTTGCAGGTACGCTAGTCAACTTTGGTTCTGGCGTTCCGCGCATCACTAACAAGGGTTTGTTGATCGAAGACACCCGCAATAATGTTCTGCTGCAATCGCAGACAATGGCCACCGCGCCTTGGATACCGTTCCAGAGCAGCGTTACGGCAGATGCTACCGTTGCGCCCGATGGCACGATAACCGCAGACAAACTGGTTGAAGACACGACGGCGTCGTCAACACACTTTCACCAGCAGATCGTCACCCTGACCGCCTCGGTGCATACTTTCTCTATCTACGCCAAAGCGGCGGAACGCACGCAGACTTCTATCTTCGTGCCCACGGGCGCGTTTGCAGATGCTACCTTCCGGACGGCGCTTTTTGACCTGACGGGTGCGGGGACTGTATTGTCTGTAACCGCCTCGGCAACCGCGTCAATCGAGGCGCTGGCAGGGGGTTGGTATCGCTGCATCCTGAACGTGCCCGCTACGCTGGCCGTCGCGGCTAACATACAGTACGGCCTGCTGGTGGCTGGCAATCCCACGTACACCGGCAACGGCACGTCTGGCTTGTTCCTGTGGGGCGCGCAGGTTGAGGCGGCTGCAACCCATTCAAGTTACATCACGACCACGACCGTGACGGCGACACGACAAGCAGATGTGGCCAATGTCTCCAGCCCCGGCGTGGTGTATCCTCTCAGCCTGTTTGTGGAATTCACGCGCGCCGTAGATACTGGGCTGGGGGCGGA